TTTGACGGAGATGTCCGCGCTTATGAAAAAGAAGCATGGAAAAAAGCGCACATTCCGGCCGCAAGACCTAATGATAATGCTGTTAAGGCTGTCAGTGCTCCTACCGTTGCTAAAGCTCCGGATGATACAGCAGGGAATGCAGCTCCCATCAATAGAAGTCCTGCCCCAGCTACCGTAAGACTGGCGCCAAGGGCCAGTGTTCCCGCTGCCAGAAGCAACACACCCGCTGCCGCAATCAGGACAGCTGCGCCAACTACCGTAAGTCCGGCACCTACCACTACAAGTCCGGCGCCAAGAACAATGCATCCTGCTCCAGCTACTGTAGCTCCAGCGCCAAACACGATCATGCCTGCTCCGAGGGTTGCGATGCAAGCCGCTCCCTGAATTCCATATTGCACAATGGTCGGAAGCACACCTGCTACTATGGCAAGCCCAACACTTGCCAGCAGTGCTCCGGTTGAAACCAGTAATATAGCTACACCAAAGGCAACGAGACCTACTGCTCCGGCTGTCAATGCCGGTCCTAGTGCTGCTGCGCCAAGGGCAAGTCCGGCAATTGCCGCAACCATACCAACCATACAGCCTATAGCAAGCGGTCCCGCATTCGCCAGATTAACAGCCGCCAGTGATAATACAGCAATCCCCGCTGCCGCAATCAGGACAGCTGCACCAAAGGCAATGAATCCGGTTGCTCCGGCCGTCATAGCCGACGCCACATTTTTGGCAGCAACCATTAAGCCTGCCACTGCAACCGTCATGCCGATCAGTACTCCTGCTGCCAGTGGTCCAGCTTGTGCGATTTGCACGGCTGAATATGCCAAAAGGGAAAATCCTGCCGCTATCAATGCTACTCCCGCGCCAATTGCTACAAATGCTTTTGCTGATTCTACGATAGTCCCTGACGATTCTTTGCTTGCAGTGCCTACCGCTTTTTCACCCGCTGCCACACCGAATAATTTACCTGCCAGTGTTGCTATTCCTTTTCCTGTCATACTTACAATTGCGCCCGCAAAAGTTTTTACACCAGGGGCAACTGCACTGACTATTTTAAAGCCTTTAAAAGCAACATATAATTTCGGTAACAGCGTAATTGCTTTTGCCACTTCTTTATCATGATCTTTTAGAAAATCCGCAAATGTAGTTAATGCATCTGTTGCAGTCCCGAGAGAATCCGAAAAGTTTTCTACGCTTTCTTTTTTCCCAAATGCACCAGTAAGATTTTCCACTTCTCCAACGATTGATTTAGCTGCTTCTCCAAAGGCTTTTCCCACTTTCACCGCATCGTCTTTAAAAACGTCCCAGTATGGCGATATAATCTCGATTGTTTTCGGGATACCCGTAGACAGCTTGTCAAATCCAGCCTCCACCTTACCGGTCATCCCATTGATTGCATCAATCACTTTAGGCTTTGCGAATGTATCATAAAGCTTCATCATTCCGCTTACTGCAGATGCCTCCAAGTTACCCATAGCACCTTCAAATGTTGTTACGGATGTGGCTGCTTCTTTCGCCATGTCAGTCATACCAATGTTATTGATAGCCTGTCCGAGCATGTCCGCAGTAATTGCGCCCTCTTCCATTGCTCCTTTGAAGTCGTTCCCTAATGTTGGATTCAGCTTAATCAACTCTTTCCGTAAGCCTCCAGCAAGCTGCGGACTGGCATTAATGATCTGGTTCCAATCCTGAGCATGTAAAGCTCCTGCTGCCATTGCCTGTGAAAACGCAAGTGCTACCGAGGAATATTCCTTTGCACCTCCACCAAATACAGCAACTGCATTACCGACTGCTTCCGTCAACTTGTCTGCGTCTTTGATTCCATTTGCCGAAAGTGAGCCGAATGTACTCATAACATCCTGCAGGGAGAATACTGTTTTATCTGCATATGTTTTTAATGTACCTGTTGCTCCGGCTATTCTCTGTATTTCCGCTTCGGAATACCCGGAAAATCTCATAGCTGCCTGCAACTTATACATGGAATCCGATGTTTCTATCGTCTCTTTCGACAAATCACCGACTGAATTTGTCACCAGTGACATTGCCTTTCCACCGATTGCAGCCATTGCACCGAATCCAAGACCACCGGTGAGAGTTGTTTTCAGATTATTTGCATATCCCTGGCATGATTTCATAACGGATGAAAAGTTTTTGTCCTGCGCTGATAATATTGCTTTTACACTATACGACTCTGCCATCCTCTCACTCCTCTCTATCCAGCAGTTTAGTTATTCCAGCAAATCTGGATGGTTTCCTTCGATTCTTCATTTTTTTCAGTTCTTTATCGAAATCAAAGAACTGCCGGAATCTCTTGTAAACTGGTTTGGTCTTGCCTTTACCGGCTTTCTTTTCTGCCTTTACCGCAAAATTCAAAAATGCCTGACGATGTTCATGTAAACTTTCGTCAAGCATCCGAAGTTCTAAAGCCTCCATCATAAGTTCATATTCTGCCAATGTCAGCTGATCCACCTGTTTAAATGACGTGAAGCCAAAATACCGGAAGCAATTCCTTGCTACGGTCTTATATAGGTCTTCTTCTACAGCTCCTGAGCCTTCTTCTTCGCCATCTGTTCTTCGTACTCTTTCAAAATCTCTTTCACTGCTTTCTTGGTAGCATTTGCTTTCGATAAAAAATCTTTTGTTTTCTCCATGAGTTCATCGATGTCTACCTCTTCCGAATCAATGTAAGAATCTAACATTGCCTTTGTTACTCTTGGATTCTCTCCCTTATTTGCCAAATCTAACAGATCTACTAGCGCGTTCGGTTCCTGATCAACCACAACACTAGCGATCAGATACCTTGCTCCTATTTCTTTTGTGGTTCCCGGCATTCCCTGAACCGGAACTACGGTAAGCTTATTTGCTTCTCTTAAGAATCCCATTCCGAATTTAAACTGATATACTGTTCCATTGATTGTAAGTTCCATCATATTGTTTTATCTCCCTTCTGTGCGATGTCGCACATCAAAAAGAGGACGAATCTTCTCGTCCTCTTAAGCTCCTGTCTTCTGAGTGTCTGCAAATACATATGCTGCTACTTCCTGCTGTTCTGCAGTAACCGTTGCATAGCCATCTACGCCTTTTCCTTCCAGCCCAAATGTCAACGATAACTCAACATTATCCTCTGCATTGGATGTCTTATCAATTTCCGTAAGATATCCCTGGAAGTATTTTGCCTTAAATTTATCAGTCGAGCTCGCCTGCGGCTCTGCTAAGTTTACTTCCCAGATCTCCATCTTTTCGTCATCATCGAGTGCTGCTTCCAGCTCATCGATGAACTTATCTCCTTTTTTTAAAAGGCTTGATGCTGTGATTTCTCCTTCTGCTGCTCCCGGTGTACGTACTGTGCCGTCTTTTGTCACTGTCGAATCAGCGTCCTTCGACTTTGTACGTTCATTTTCTGTCGTAAATGCAAGTGCTGTTGCATCATGATCTTTCTCTGTACTCAGGATACGGTACAGATATACGATCTTTTTTCCTGCTACTGCTTCTGCAAATAACTGCAGTCCAAATAACTTTCCGTTCTTCACTATTGTCATCTCCTAACTAAATTTAAATGCCACTTCTAGGATTCCCATAAGAAGCGGCTGTTTCGTTGTATTATCCGGCAGGATTCTCTGTGTCGGTCTCTGCATATTCCAGGCATAGTGCGCTGTATGTTCGATAGACCTGCAGATCTTTTTGATATCTGCTAAGATACCAGATACCGTTCCTCTCTGCCGTATATTATCATGCCAGACTTTCAACGTCAGATTAGTCTCGCCGATAATCTCATTTTTTGTAGCCTGATCACTCTCGGAGCAATCCGCCAGGTAAACAAAAGGATACGGCGTGTCCTCAGGCGGTAAATCCGTGTCATACACACCAACTCCCGTATCCTCATATTTTTCTTTCAATGCCATCAAAACGGCGCTGAACAATTCCTGCTGTGGATCCATCTTATCACCTCACAAGTTTTCCCAAATCCGACTTAAATTTACCTTTCTGCTCATCAAATGCCGGACGTATATGTGGCTTTCCTTTCATGAATCTTGTTCCATATTCCTGATAACCTGCATATTCCGCTGTTGATTCAACCTCTGCGGTCATGCCGCCATCTGTAATTTCCAACATAATTGACTTTTGTAAATGATGGGTGAGCACAGGAGCTTCTTTCATAGCTTTTTTCTGCATTTCAGCCCCATTTTTCTTTACTACTGTTTTAACAGCAGACATATCCATGTTCTTAGTCAGTTTAGCCTCTAACTTTTCAAAACCAATCAGCTTTACTCCCATCACATCACCTCCGACACAACATATACCTGCTTCGTCCGAAGCTTCCTGCTGAAATCTACGCCATATGTTTTATTCCCTACGCGAATCCTGTCAAATGGCCGGTCATAATGATTCTGCAGGTGAATGGTGAGGCTGCCTTCCTTAATTCCGGAATAGACAAGCATCATCGTATTCGTACCGGTATCCATGACTGATGCAGACTTCATATCTTCCGATATCGTGTCTTCCCCGTAATTACCGGTAGCCGGATCATACTCTCCAGGGGTGAGTTTCTGGAAGTATATTGGTGTGTCATATCTCATAGGAATCTCACCTTACCTTTCTTTGATTCTTTCTGATCATCCAGATATGCCCGGATGTCATCCATATATCCCGCAAAATCATTCTCCGACCAAGAAAGGCTTTCTCCCTCAACACTGTGAGAGGAAAGCCCTTCCGAACCGATTCTGTTGAACCGTATGATTGACACATCCAGGATGATATAATTCATCTCTTCCGGAGGTTCCAATCCCCCGAGAAGAAAGCGCAGTCTTTGTTTGGTGGCCTTTAAAATCAGCAGTAATTTATTTTCTAAGGCTCCGTCTATTTCTTCCGGCAGTCCCAACAAGGCTTTCAGATCTTCAATCATACGATCCTCCTATTCTGCCGGCTCTTTATTTTCGGGTACTTTATTCTCAGGTTTCTTCTTCCCGGCTTTTGATGTTTTTTCTGCAGTATCTGCACCAGCTGTATTGTCCGGATCTTCTTCCACAAGTTCAATCAGTGGAGTGTGCTGCTTATTGTCGCTACCTGCCAGCTCCTCGATTCTTTCTTTGCTGACATCTACTCCTTCACGAGGGAAGATATCTCCCTCGTTATAGGAATGATCGTTATCATGGAGATCAATAAAATGCTTGATTACCTTATACATACTTTTTTACCTCCTATGCTCTCGGATTAACCGTTACAGTCACATCACCGGAACGAACAGCTTTGTAGTTCTGATCACACTCAACTAAGGTAATGTGATGACCTGCTGTTGAAGCAATCTCTGATTCACCGTCCCACTTAGACCAGTTCTTAACATCCATGCCGTAAGTTACTGAAGTTGCAGCTGCAGCATCTTTGTACTTCCAGCAGTTTCTCATTGACAGCAGCTGCTCTTTCACTGTCAGCTTCGTGGTTCCTGCTTCTGATCCAGCCTCTGACGTTACGTTTAACGTTCCTAATGTCTGAGTATCAGCTTCTCCTACAGAGATGTAAGCAATTGCATCCAGATACTCGCAGAACAGACGTAAGCCCATGATTGCGTAGTTATCCGAAATCATACGGTTGTATGTTCCTTCTGAGTGGAATCCGATAAACCCTGTCTCTGAATCCGTTGTGAATCCAAGTCCAGCTTTGGCAAACTCTGAATCTCCCGGATCAACATAATATGCAATCATATTGTTGAGCGGTGTTGCAATTACAACATTCTGCGGGATCTCAGAAGTAACAAATACCACATCCGCTCCAAGGAAATTTGTCAGATACTTAAAGCCGAATGCTGTCTGCAGTGTAATATCTGCTGCACCGAGATACTTGTACACATCCAGAGTATTTACCCAAACAGCTACTCCGGTTGCCGTTCTCTTCATCTTCTGGAACTTAGCCACAACCTTTCCGATTGCCATTGCAACAGCCATCTGCCAAGTTGTTTCGTGTCCTGTAAGAGATCCGGCTTTTAACTGTGTGTAGAATTTATCAGTCACTACATTCTGCAGATCGGACTTGAACTCATCATCCGTATCCTGTACTGCCGCCTCATAACCTTTGTCCAAAATGGCTTCAAGAGATACGCCTTTACGATATTTTTCAATCTTGATCGTATCAAAAGGCTTTTCTTCTACTGTGTATCTGGACATCGGGATTTCTTCGCCTTCTCCAACATCTCCTGACTGCAGTTCACCTTTTACCGTTTTGGTCTTTAATACCGAATTGTTTTCCTTCCTGATCATTCTGGTAATTCCCAGAATATCTAACAGTGCCTTCAGGTTCTTACCAAAGGATGTGACAAAGTCAATCTCTCTGGCTTTTACCTGGACCTGCACTTCTCCTGTCAGGTTATCCGGTGCTGCAAATACCTGCAGACCTAATCTTCTAATATCATGCATGTTTCATACTTCCTTTCTTACTGAAATAATGTGATGTTCTCAGCAATCAGCTTCTGTCTTTCTGACGGATTCTTCACTGCTAAGATCTGTTCTTTTGTCATTGGTGGTTTATCTCCACCGTTACCGGCTTTTGGAGGTTTTCCTTTTAAGGCATCTTTCACTGCTTTCTGGACAGCTTCTTTGTACATAGTAGAAAAGGCTTCCACTGCCGCCTTGGTTCCATCTGCATCTTCTGCTACAAGGTTCATAACCAGTTCATCTGGAATGTTGATATCCTCATCTGCCAGCATCTTGCGAGCTTCTTTCGCCATGTCCGATCTGGCATTCTGGCGCTGCATTTCTTTTAGAGCATCCTCCGCTTTCTTCGCCCTGTAGTTTGCTTTTTCCTCATTGGTCATCTGAGCAAGCTTTTCTGCTTCTGATACCTTATCATCCGTCAGTGTCTTCCATTTGGTCTGTGCATTTGTCACAGCCGTATTAACAGCCTTCTGGACACGCCGGTCGAACTCAGACTGATTGCCTTCCAACTTCAGGAAATCATCAAATGACATTGTTGTGTTGCTGTTACTTCCAGGATCTCCTCCAGTTCCAGCACCGTCTCCTTCTCCGGATCCACCGCCGTCTCCTCCAGGCTCTGTAAATAACTGCAGGTTGCTCATTGGAATTCTCCAGTGATTATTCATGTGTTTCATCTTATCTATCCTTTCCGCCCCGCCCTATTCATTTAAGCCCAGGTCGTTGCATCTTGAATGTGTAGTTTAACGACATCCCGGTCACATTAAGTTACATGATCCGGACATACTTCGGAAACTCCTCGGCAATCATACAGATGCCAATGAAAAAGGAATCCACCAGAGTTTTCGACTTCTCTGATAGATTCCCATACTTTATATCCACCCTTCCGGGAGATATCTCATATTCAATTTTATCGTCTGTCAGGTCCTTTATGGACTTGATCAGTGTCAGTGCAAGTGCTGTTACACCGGCACAGACAATATCTGATCCGGAAACAGCATAATTTGCATGTCCAGATATCTTTATTTCATCCTTGCGGACAGTTACTTCAATCAAGGCATCCCACCTCCTGAAACGTGGCAAAGATTTTCGATGATTGAATTGCTAACCAATCCACCATTTCTTCATTTTGCGCCCAAGCGGATATCATATTCGAGTTTGCAGATAAGCCGCTCTCTTCCAAATATGCATGTATAATTTCATGTCTCAGCACACGGTTCATATGTCGTTTTCTTCCTTCATCCGTGAAATCTTTATCCTTGTTTTTCAGAATATAAATTTCTCTATTACATCGATTAAACAAACCATCTGCATATTCTCCCACACTTTTCAATCGCTCCGGATACTCGTCTACAAAACGAATATCGTAACATGTCCCCATAATACTAACATTCATATCTTGCAATCCTGTCACCTCCTTGTGCTAAAATGAGTATAAAAATACCACCAATCATTATGATCAGCGGTATCTATTCTATAAAATCTGGCAATTCTTTTTTCAGCTTTAATGATTTTTTTATATCTCTCACATACGCTTTATATGAGCCTTCTCCGTATTCCAGCTCTATATATCCATCAGGAGTACGACCGAACATTTTGTAGTAATCGTCATATAGCTTTTCCAACTCTGGTGTCATTTTTCCATACCACATTATTTCATCAACCTCCTGATTCTCTGCTCAATTTCTTGGCTCATTTCTGGGAATATTTTCTTGGCCATTTCCAATGCTTTACCATCCGTATAAAACATACGTCCATACTGAGCCCAGCTTTCTTTTTCCAAGCGTCCAGGCTTTTTCCAATAGTCGGTCTTGTGCGAATATCCCATTAATATATCTCCATTCGACATACCGTTCAAAATATCGGAAATCCCTCGGTACTCTTCTTTGAATTTTATTCCATATTTGCTAACCTCAAACGCTTCTGGATATTCTAAGTATAACATTTCCTCTATGCTTTTTCCATATCCTTTCGCTTGATTCTGCAGTCGTCTGTAATCTTGCTGAACGGAATTCTTTAACATTCCATTTTCCACCAAAGCGTATGTATCGTCAATTTCATGAAAAAGTTCATGTGCTATCGTATCCGATTTTGCATCTTTTGATAAATATACTTTCTTCTCCTTCGCCGAATAATACGACTTTCTACCACTTAATCTTGCAATCTCAGTTCTACCCAACGACTGTTTTAATAATGTCTTCACATCTTCATTCGATGTTGTTTTCAATCCTTCATTGAATATCTTCTTCTGTTTGGAAATCCCTGTAATTCTGTTCACCAATCGGCGTCCCATTTCAGATTCATAAGTCTCTTCTTCATGCAATTGTTTCCATGTTTCGAAATTCAATCCATGCTCCTGGTAGCTGTTTATCCACTCCTCATACAGTTCATCATCCATATATGCAGCAACGCTACAATGACACCCGGGATGCATTGGTGGAGCATTCTCTCCCGGCATCATATCATCTACCTTGAAATGCTTATCGTCCAGTCCTTTGCAAATCGGACATACATCGCCTTTTGTGCATGCAACATACACATACTCATCAAAGCCGTTACGGATAAAAGACTGCTTCTGAGCCTCTGTCTGCACTCTTGCAAGCTCTGTCGTCATGAGCCTCTGCGCATTATAAGCACTGACACCGAATCTCTTCTCCAGATGCTTTGCAAGTTTCTTCGGATTCTGTCCTCTGATCAGTCCTGATGCAAGTAATCCTTCCAGCTCTGCTTTGAGCATTCCCTGATACATCCAAATACGATCCGAATATGTCGCATTCTTAAATGATGCATTCACGATTGCATGAGCGTATTTCTCATTCTTGAGAACGGACTTACCAAGAATACCGGCTTGTCTCTGGAACTCTTTCAGTGTTCTGTCAGTCAGCTTCTTATCGAAATACTTCTGCATCTCATCAAACCCTGATACCATCTCAAGACCGATATTCGCCTTCAGGAGTTCTAACCGGTTCACCTTCATGGTCAGATTATAGATCCGCATCTCTTCATTCGCCCGATCGGAAAGATCCTTTGTTTCAACATACTTCTTTGCCTTCCGTTCATATGCTGCAATATCCAGCTTGCTTACTCTCTTCTTTGCCTCAGCCATTGTGATGCCTTCTTTAGCAGCATATTTAGTATAGAATCCGTTGATCTCTTTATTGATCTCGTCCATCATATTGGCATAGATCTCTTCAATATTTTTCTTGTACTGCACCTCCGAGATCTGGTTTTTCATGGCGTTTTCAGCCTCTCGTTTCTTCCAATACTCACTACTCTTCATTGCCATTTACGCCTTCTCCAAGTATTTTATTGAAAACATCGACCGGTTCCTCTCCATTTCTTTCCGCATATTCTTTTATGATGGTTATCATTTCCAATATAGAGTTTTCATTTCTTCCAAGCACCATGTACTCTGCTTTTTGATTTTCTTCCTGTTGTATTCGATCAATTTCTCCCTGCACATTGTCCACTACAGACAGTACACCAAGCTGTGTCTCTTGTGATACGATTCCATCCAAGTTGCCGGCGATCTGACTCTCTTCCAGTACATTCGATGGAATATTCGGTGTGAAATGGTAATGCAGTTTCACCCAGTCATCTTCTTTCATTCCAGATACTGGATTGGAAAAGATCAACTTGTACCGTCGATTCATTCCGGACGTAAACTTTCTCTCCTTCGTCTTTGCCAGATTGCTCATTCCCTGCAGCTTGTACTTCATGGCAATGCCCGAGCTTGTACCAAAGTTCTCATCTGAGATATTAGCAACCATGCTGATCTGGAATATTAATTTCTCCAGACGGTCAATCAGGTGCTCCTGCGTGGTATCTCCATCCGGCTTTTGTAAGAAATCTACAATCAGTCGATCCGCATCTTCATCAAAATTAATAATACGATTATCCCGAATATGCTCTACGTCGTCATCATCCAGCGTAGCTCCAAGTATCTTCATATAGGCATCTGCAAAATAGTCCACATCATTTGCCTTCTCGCTGATAGCTTTGTTATAAGCATCAATCATTGACATCTCCGGTTCAAAGATACATGTTCGCTCCTTGTTCTCCACATACTCTGTAGCCGGCACTCCGTCAAATCCATGTATCTTTTCTTCTTCCTCCCAGATAAGCTTTCCCTTCTGGGTGAACCAACGTACCTTCTCCGCATCGGATACACTACCGTGCAAAACGTCATTCGAATCTATGTACAGTCGAACAAAGTATCGTTCTCTGCACAATACCGAATCATCATAGATCATAAAAGCATCAAATGGTGTCAGATATGTAATCCCGATATTTCCCAGTTCATCCACGTAATACATCTCGTATCCTTTGCCATAAATGCAACAGATCTTCGACAGCTCCGCGTTGTTATCGTCCTGATCATTGTACTGATCCAGGAACTCTACATATTTTTTAATATTATCTGTAGCGTCATCATCCACAGATATTTTAATTGGGTTTCCGATAAAGAATCCGTTGAATGTATCTACCGTATACTTTGCAAAGTTCACAGCAATACGATTGTCCGGTTTATAATTCGGCTTTGGTTTCTGGTGGAAAATCTGGTAGTCTGTTTCGTATGCATCTTTCAAACGTTTAAACCGAAAGGCACACTCTGCATCATGCTTTGCTATGAATTCATTCAGTTTGTTATCTGTCAGCTCTTCCTCTGACGGTAATCGAAATAACACTTTACAGTCCTCCTTTCAAGTTTCTGTTTAGTTTCGGCTTAGCCTTACGCTCTTCCTCGATGGAATAACGCAGCATAGCCATTGCATCATCAAAAAATGGAACTGGTTCTTCCAGATAAGTATTAGTACGCTCATCCTTCTTCCACTTCCATTGTTGTATTTCTTTTATGGTATTCACACAGGACGGATGTATGTGAATCATGTGTTGCTTCAAATAGTCTATCTGCGCATGAACACTGTTTGTCTCTTTATTGACTCCTTTTGCCCTGTATCCGGCTTTCTGCCACATCTTGATACGGTCCGGCTCAGCAGAGTCGCACCACATCCTCAGTTTCTTGTTGAATCTTCCGGCGGCCAGCTTAATAATCTCCTCTGTGTCCATCTCATACACATACAGTTCCTGGAACAAATACAGATCTCCATCCTTGAAGCCTACCTCGCCGATACAGTTGGCATGGTTAAATCCAAAGTCCTGTGAGTTCACAATGTAATCATAGTTCTCCGGATTCTGGTCAAATTCCTCTATGACATAATTCTTAAGGATAAGACCGGCAACCTCTCCCCATTCACCCAGACCATACACCCGATAACCTTCCGGATCTACTTCCTTACGCCGGAGCATACGTCTGTGATACGCTTCATCAATGAACCGGTTGTTCTCGTAGGTTGACTGATGCGTCAGTACATCCGGATCGGCACGATCAAAGAACACTTTCTTAATCCAGTGATGTGATGACACCGGATTGAATGTTAACCTGATCTGGTAGAATAATCCCTTCGGCAATATACCTCGAAGTCGGTCATCGATGATTTCAAAATCTGACTGTGTAATCTCTGTGGCTTCCTCTACCCAAACATCGGTAAGCTTCCCGCGCTTAAATGTAATTGACTTAAGTTTCTCACGTTGCTTCTCGTCATTTACCCCGCGGAAGATGATCTGGTTATGATTGTTCTTACATTCCAGGAGCATATTTGAAGTATTGATGTACCAATACTTCTTATAGCTTTCTCCGAACATACGAAAAATAGCACTCTGCAATTCTGCAAAAGTGCTATCTCTATTCGTTACATCAGCTTTTCGAACGCACAAAAGGTTACGTCCGGGATCATTCATTAAACGAATAATATAATTCTGCGCCGTGTCCATACTCTTTCCGGATCCGGCAGAACCTTTCATCACGATGTATCGTTTTTTACTGTGATCAACCTCTTTGAAACAAGCATTCGCTTCTACCTTTATTTTCATCCGGTATTATCCTCACCGTAATCGATCGTGATGTTCAGGTCCATATCCACATCTGTTTCAACTTTATCAGTGAACAATGCGTATCTCTTACCCAGAAGCTCCGCGGCTTTCAACTTTTCCTTTTCTGACGGGGATTTTTCCATTGTTCTCGCTTCACTGCAGCCATCACCAGTTCCCTCAACTACGATTTCCTGCGCCGTGCTTTCTCCGCGAAGAACAGATGTCAGATACTCGATTACTTCCTGTGCATCTGCTGTTTTTTCATTGTGAATCTTTTCCATCTGCTCAGCTATATAGTTTTTAACCTTAACATTTCTTAACAGCCTAGCAGCCGCTGCAGCTGCTACAGCATCATTCTTGACATTTGGATATGCCACCTTGTAAGCCCGAGTGGCGTTTAAATCGATTAGATATTCATCTGCAAATATTTTCTGTTTTTCAGTCACTCAGACTCACCTCCTGTTTTTTTGCATTAGAAAAGCACCCCGGAGGGTGCCTGTTGTATCGATATATATATATCATTAGCTATTTTTAATCAACTAAATGTTTCGGTCCTTGAGAGCCCGCATACTTCGCTATCTTATCTCGTTCTTCTTTTCGAATCCTGTCTGCAAACTCTGTTATTTTATTGCAAATCCACATATAAGCCATCGTTCCTTCTGAATAATCAGCCTCAGCATACATATTTATTCTTCCTTCGACCCTCATTTGCTCAACCTGACTCAAAGCTCTTAAGTCCCCCTTTGGATATATTGCAAATGTAGCTCCACCATTTTTATTCAAAACAGAAAATGCTGGAATATCACTTGGTCCATCTGCCACATAAACCATATTTATAAAATGTACTCTTCGAAACTCTTCTGGTATTTTAGTATTTGCATTTACGCCTTCACGAGAGTCTCCACTATGAACTCCTTTATTAATTTCAAATAAGGCACGGGTTTTGCTAGTATTATCAATTGTATATCCTATCTCTGAAATGCACGGGGCTCCGTCTTTATCTTCTCCTTCGATCAATTCGCACCCCCATACATGCTCTACATATGGCATAACCGAAGATCCCTTAATTACTTGTGTCATTCCTGTACTGACTATGTAATGTTCTACTTTTATGTCGTACTCTTTATATTTTGAATCCTCTTCTATTAATTTTTTAGTTTTTTCAAAAATATCAGGAATGCCCTTATAGAACTTGAGTTTCTTTCCGAATTCAAAAAGTTTTTTATTTGTTAATCCTTTAAATGTTCCATTTTTAGCATACCTTATAAATTGATTAAGATATACTGTATCCGGATTGACTAATACACCTTGTTCTTTCATGTATTTATCAGGGAGACTATTAACCTCTTTCCAAAACTCTTTTGATTCAACATTATATTCTTCAAAAATAGGATCCTGCATGTATCCATCCACTAAAGTTTTGTCAAAATCCCATACAACTGCAATAATATTTGCCATATCCTTTTCTCCTCTCGCCCAAAAACCTACTTCTATAATATCCCATTTCTCGACATTACGCAACGAAAAAGACACCCGCGTTGCCAGGTGTCCTCTCTCAGTTTTATTAGGTTGTGGGGGAACTGATCGAATGATTTAATATCTGTTCATCAATTCCAGTATAATAATAACATAGCAAAAATATAAATATTATAAATCTTTCAATATCTGAGATATCCTCGCCTGCGTATATCCCACACATTCCGCTGTTTCTCTTTGCGTCATCCCATCCAAGAATACCATTTCAAATATATCCTTGGTCGTTCCATCAGGCATTGCGGCTATGTACTTCTCTACTTTCTCGTTCTCCCGGATCAGCTGATCTTTTCTCTTCTCCTTCTCATAGATCCGCATCTTCAACGCAGTTGCTGCCTTTGGCTCTTCCACTCTCACCTGCACATGCTCCTCGATGTAAGGGAAATCATCCGAACTCTTTGTAACCTTCCCCGATACAACCGGTACTGCGTCCAGTCTTTCCTGAAGCTTGGCAATGATCCCGTCCAGATTCTCAATATCCCGCTTATTCTTCTTGTATTTATTTAACTGCTCTCTGTTCATTATACTCCCGCCTTACTCTTTCCTGAATCCCTTTAATCAGCACTTCTCCATCCATATCACTGTACATCTCAATGCCTTTACGAAAAAACAGCTCGCACTCGATTTTAGTATGAATTGCATTCGTGTCCTTTGGATGTCGCCTTAACCTGATCAATGCCCGCCGGTAATCATCCGCTGCCAACTTTACAACTGCTGCTTTTAAGTTTTCATAGCACTCGACATATTCACTCATCGCCGGTCACCTCTTTTATGTCTACTCCCATCTTCCGCAAGTAATCCTCCACTGAATAGCTCTGATAAGCTGCTGGTGTATGGAATCTCTCACTTGCCTTCGCATCATGACTTTCTTCCAACTCCTTATAGTGTTGCTGATCATCCAGCTTTACCTGTCTTCTGTCTCTTCCTCTGTTCAATCATTTCTCAGCTCCTTCGTCGTTTTGTTCTCTCTTCCAGATTTCCACTATATCCTTAAGCTGTACGCTCTTATCCCGCCTTGTTCCTCCGGCACTGTAATGGAATCCTGTATCTGTGATCTTTGTGATCCGGCAGCAACCATTACCGCCACCACTGGTATATCGAATTGATACTTCATCACCAACTTTTAATTCTTCGCCTGTTTCCTTGCAAACAATTTTCTTTTCAACCTTATAGTTCATCTGCCTTATCTCCTTATCGCATATCCTTTTTAATTGCTCATCCGCACTTGCTCCTACAACACATAAACTCCATACTACAAAGAGTGTACAGATGACAACGATGAATATTATTATTTTCATTGTTCCCTTCGCTTACCTCCTAAAAATTATAATTAATCCAATCGCCATAAGTAATATCTTGATCACAGCTATGATCCTGTCTCTTATGATTCAGTCATCTTCTTCCCTGTATGGCTCCGGCAATGGCGTCCATGCATTGACAAATATTCCATAGCTTGAATATGGTTTTTCATCATCTCCCGGATAGAATGTACCGCCTTCATCATTTTCTTCATATCTTGCGATATCCGGCATTGATGCATTCTCGAATGATACCAATATGTAACTTTCATCCTCCGGCAATCTCTCACTTATCGGAATCCATTTGCTGAGGACATTTGTGTCCTTAGCATCTTCCCTGTCCTCATACATCGCCAGTCTATCTACCAACTCCTGTTTCTTATTCGGGGACCAGTACCCTCGCTTTATACCGTTCTCTCTTTTATGTGTTAATCTTTCCATGATCTATTCCTCCGTATCTTTTATCTTCATTCGTGCATCTTTTGACACTTCCCTGATCACACTTACCAACATATCTTTCGCAAGGTCTGATTGATATTTTTCGTTTATCGCATCCGCTTCTCGTGTCATTGCTTCGCACTCCGCATCATCCAATCTTCTTGCACCATATTTTCGATACAGCTCCCAGACATCCACAAACAGATTGTATACTTCACGAAATGCCATTGTTTTTATCTTCATCACAATTCCTCTATCCTGATATAAATTCCTGGCTGATCCGCCCAGAACTTCTCAGTTATTTCCGATGCCACCAACGCATCATCCTTCCAGAATCCAACCTTGGTCATGCAATCCTTTAACATCTTCTGCAGATTATCTGTATCCGGCTTTGTAATCCTGTACTCTCCGTTTTCATGATTCTGCTTTGGAAAGCACCACTTCGTGATCAGCCTTACTCCTGTTTTGTACGGTTCCACGATCCGATGCTTGTACAGGTTACCAATCAATTTTTCTTTTGCTGCTTTCAGTTCCGGTGGATCATAAAATACCGGCCTGCCATTCACAACCGTAACCTTATGCTCCTGATGTGTAATTGTAGGCGGCTCCATCACCATAAAAAACTCTGTCATTTATTTCGCTTCACCTCTTTAAAGTTTTAAATTTCTTTTTTTCATCCCTGACCCCTGGTTTGTGCTGGGTGGGCTCCCGCCTGTGTGTGGGGGCGTACTTCAATCGCCCCACACTTTAAAGGGGGTGCCCGCACATTTCCATTCCCGATATGTATATATATACGTAGTATATATAGGTGCCGGGAGGGAATGTTCCCACTACCTGAAAATCAGAAAATAGGAAGAAAATCGGGAAACTTCCCACTACCTTATTTTTTAGAAACTGGGAATGTTCCCACTACCTAAAAATTTATGGTAACGGGATAATCCTTTTTGTCTCTTTATCTGTCGTATATCCATACTTTTTTAATGAGTTCCACAATGTTTTTTCTGCCGGATATTTCTCTCCAACAGCTTCTGAATTACTCTTGATCTGCTCGTATAACTCTTTCACAGTCGGGTATGTATCATGATGTTCAAACCGGAAACTTTCAATCGCCATGTCTACTTTTGCCTGTTTATTCTTTCTCTGGACCTCGCCCTGTTTCTTACGAGCTTCCTGTCCTTTTTTCCAGTTTGGCTTCTCATCTTCCGGCTGCACATCATCCAGTGCTCCTGACTGATCCGTGTGATGTATCGGATAATCGAACCACAGATTGACCGGTTTGAACTTCGGAAACTCTCTTAAAGTTCCATCAATACGCCATGCTGTCTTCGTGTTCGTTGTGATCAAGTTTGTATCTATCTGCTTCTGCAGTTCTCGCATCTGCATAGGCGATAAGTGTTCCCTGCAGTAATTCATCATCTGCACCTGGCTGCATAAATCATCCTGAGATAAATCATCTTCCCATCCAAAATGGCTATCTAAATACGTCTGACAGGTCGCACATACTGTTTTATTCTGTTCCTGTTTGCGAAGATCGTCTGTAACATCCAGTTCAATTAAATCAAGCATGGCATCCGGATCTCTGGCGAATACTCCGGATCCTGATGCACGGTCCATGGACCTCTTGCCTCCCTGACTTCCTTTGCTGTGGTGATGACAATAAATAACTGCACATCCCAGCTCATTGCATACTTTATCAAACTGATTACAGAAGTTTGCCATCTGATCAGCACTGTTCTCATCACCGGTAATGACCTTGTAAATCGGATCTATGATGATCGCCATATAGTTCTTCTTTGCAGCACGTCTGATCAGCTTCGGTGCGAGCTTATCCATTGGTATTGATTTACCTCTCAGGTTCCAAATATCTATATTAGAAAGATTCTTTGCAGACCAGCCTAATGCCTCATACACATCTTTAAATCTATGTAAGCACGATGCTCTATCCAGCTCCAGATTCACGTATAATACACGTCCCTGACTACAGTTCCAGCCGAACCATTTCCGTCCCTCTGCAATGGCAATACACAGCTCTATCAGCGCAAATGATTTACCCGCTTTGGAAGGTCCGGCAATCAGCATCTTATGCCCCTGTCTCAGCACATTTTCAATGAGCGGCGGTGCAAGTGCCGGCAGATCATCCCAGACGCTTTCCAGTGATTCCGTATCCGGCAGATCATCATTCATGGATTCTATCCATTCGTACCATTCCTGCCAGCTGCTTTTTCCAATATTCGTATCAATGATATATTGCTTTCTTCCTGAACGTATAACTCCCGGAAGTCTTGAAAGACGTGATGGATTCTTATTCTGAGTATCTATGATCAATCCATTTTTCTTACAAATGTCATATAAATATTCCACACGTTTTCGATATTCACTATAGTCTGCAGCTTCCACACGAACGATAGCGTGCAAGCTTTTCTTTCCTGAAAACACCAGACATGCAACCGGAAGCTCCAGCTCCCGGATAATCGCATTCTGTTGCTCCAGATCCATGGCATCAGACTCGACCAATGCATAACGGAATTCTGTCACATTTTCATTCTTGCATCCATTTCCATCTAATGGATTAAAGCGGATCCACGCTCCCGCCTCTTGATTGTAGTCACCAAGAACAGCGCCTATATCGCCTTTGCAATGGTTTAAAGCTTCTATCAGTTGCCCGGCAGTACGATCCCAACAGCCTTTCTGTGGTAACCAGCGTGTTCCTTTATCATCTGTCTTCTCCCAGCTTCCCGTTACATATCCGACATTTTCTCCTGGATCAAACAGTGTTTCCAGATACCGGGTAATCTCATTTACTGGGTCCCAGTTTCTAGGCTCATGTATTTCTTTACCTTCTACCCATGACCGATCTACCACAAGACCTTCTGCACTGATCTCATCATCCCAGCCAAGCTCATATGCTGTATATGAAGGCTTCCAGCCATGCTCCATAGCCAACTGAACAATTGTACCGGCAGTAACCGGAGAATTAGAGCCATGGAAAGTATTCCACTTTTTCTCACATTCTCCTGAGTGATACCGCCGGTCATTTTTACTCCATGTATCCCATACATCTACAGAATAGCCCTCATGTTTTAATGCCATTCCTACATTCACCCAATCCTGGTAATCAAGCTCAGCTGGATTCAAATATTCAATTATTTCCTGTAAGTCTGTATGCTTTTCCATATTTATCCTCTATATTCTGCTGGAATGATACCGCTCGGCACCCTCCAGCCATTGCCAGCGATTCGGTCAATCATATTTTTTGCTGTTTCAAATTGCCAGGTACCCACATGCTGAAATCCTCTGCTTTCCAAAAAACGTATCTGTTTCGGGGTGGTTAACCCCTCTCTTCTACGTTTATCTAAACGATCCAGAATCTTGGATGCTTTCCCGGCATTTTCAATTGCGTCCGGAAGAATCCCTAACTTTTCAAGTGTCTTTTTCTGACCTTCTGACGGTGGAGCCATCTCCCATCCAAATGCGGGCACGTATCCGGAAAGATCTTCTGCCTGAATACTCATTTCAAACTGTAGCGGATCTACCAGCCTTTTCTTGCGTCTCTTCATCTCAGAGAGCTGCTTAGCCAATGCCTCTTCTCTTTGTGCCACTACATCCTCGGATGCTGTCTTTTCTGCCTCTTCAATATCAATTACACATCCTGCATCCTTTTCCATGTTTTCTGTCATTTTCTGTGCCACCTCTGCACTCTCACAGATTAACGATGCTGGATGGCATAACTCATGCCGTTCTGTGTGCCACAGGAAGTCTAATAACAAAAGATGATCTTTATTTGTCTCTGGTGATAATCTGGTTCCTCGTCCCACCATCTGACAATACAAGCTTCTGACTTTTGTCGGTCTTAGTACCACGATGCAATCCACACTCGGACAATCCCAACCTTCCGTAAGCAGCATCGAATTGCAGAGTACATTGTACTGATCCTTATCAAATGCCTCTAAGATCTCTGCACGGTCCTTACTATCTCCATTTACTTCCGCAGCTTTAAACCCATGATTGTTTAATATATCCCGGAATTTCTGACTGGTCTTCACAAGTGGAAGAAACACAACCGTCTTCTTATTGCTGCAGTACTTTTCCATTTCTTCAGCAATGCTCTCCAGATATGGATCCAATGCTGTTGCAATATCACCGCTCTTGAAGTCACCGGCCTGTACTCCCACTGCAGACATATCAATCTTAAGTGGTATCGTTACTGCTTTTATGGGAGACAGATAACCTTCTTTGATTGCTTTTGGCAAAGTATACTCATAAGCCAGACTTTCAAATACCGTGCCAAGATTCTGCATATCTCCACGATCCGGTGTAGCAGTTACACCAAGGACTTCCGCATCCGGAAAATGTCTCAATACTTTCTGGTAACTGTCTGAAATACAATGATGTGCTTCATCAATGATGATCGTATTGAAATAATCATTTGGAAACTGGTTCAATCTTTTCTCCCGCATCATACTCTGTACGGATCCTACTACAATCCGGAACCAGCTTCCTAAACATGTCTGTTCTGCCTTTTCGGTTGCACAGCCGAGTCCTGTGGACTTACCGATTTTATCTGCCGCTTGATCCAGCAGCTCACCTCTATGCGCCAGTATCAGGACGCGGCTTCCTCCCTTAACACATTCTTCTGCAACCTTTGCAAAGACAATTGTTTTTCCGCATCCCGTTGGCAACACCAGCAGCGTTTTCTTGATGCCGTTCTCCCATTCAGAGAAAATAGCATCCTTCGCTTGCTGCTGATATGGTCGGAGCTCCATTTAAAATGATCCTGCCTTATATTCTTTTTTTGCTTTTGGGAGGAATTTCTTCACATGATTATATTTCTTACTTGGGTCTTTACGATCCGCACGCTGTTCGATGATTACACGACCTGTTGCTCTTGGGACAATATTCCAGTTCATTTTTACTTTACCATTTACTTCTTCTGCACCAATAGACAAGAAGAATTCTGCAAGTTTCCACTGCATACGATCATACAATAAAAGACTTTCATTCATCAGACACATGCCTTCCGGAGCTTCCACTTTTACTTTTAATTCTGCCCTTGGACACGCCGGAACTTTATCGCTTCCTTCAAAACGTCCACGTTCAAAACTCTCGATCGTGAAATCATATTCACCTTCTGGAAGGAGTACGTAATCAGCTCCTTTCTCAATCTCATCATCCCAGCCTAACTCTCTTCCTTTTAATTCTTCACTCATATATCTATACCTCCTGTTTATTTATCAAACGGAATATCGTAATGACTCCTCATTGTTTTGATCACATCTAATACCTGTGGCCATGCTCCAATCAAGCAGCCGTCAACAAATTCCTGTGGCAGATTCTGAAAAGGCGTTCCTTTCGGGAAGAAGCCCCTCTGATATACTGCTTCCATAAGTTCTTCTTCTGAAACTAAGTTTGGATACATCAGATCTCTTAATGCTTTTGGAATATAATCTGCAATGTGGAATACGGAATCTTCCACTTTCTTTCCCGTTGATTTAACCGGTTCTTCAACCTTGGCGCCCGTATCGAAATCAACTTTTTCATCTGTATCCTTTGGAATATTCATAAAATCATTATCTTTTACTGGTGGTTTCTGAATTTCAATCGACTTTTCTTCTTTAGGAACCGGCACAGATTTCTTTGTTCCTTCGATAATCTCTGCAATCACAGAATAATCAAATTCACATTCTTCTGGTAATCCGAAACGGTTCTTTGCATCCCAGCACGGATGATGCTGGGTGTACATGGTGCGCTTGCCGCCCTGTCCTTTATGCTTCTTACCA